AAATAAAGAACCTAATCCCGAATCTACCTGTGAAGTAGGGTCGTCAGTTCCTGTAGGGTCGTCAGTTCCTGTACGACCATCATCTACGTTACCGACTGCGGGGGGAATAGCGTCCGGGTTATTGCTACCCGCCGTACGAGCCCTTTCTGTAAATCACGCCGTTTTCTCGGCATCGGTCATTTCGCCCCAGTTATCTGGGAATCCGAAATCAAAGTTAGCGAAATTAAAACCCGTTATAACAGACACCTTACTTACAACCCATGTAACCGCCGCCCTTAACAGCGGCACCCATGCCGCGAGCAGTCATGCGAGTCATGGTAGTAGGTATCTTTACGTCCGCAGTCTTGCCATACGGAATACGGCCCTGACCTTTGATGTCAGCGTAAGTAGTGGCCTTTGGAGCCGCCTTCGGAGTGTTAGTTACAATGCTTACTTTAGATTTCATGTTATTGCCCCTGCTGTTTAATAAATTCGCGCTCTCTTGCGGCATCAATACGAGCCGCAGTCTGCCGCTCTTGTGCCTCAATCCTTTCGCCAAACTGGCGGTTACGCATCTCAAGCGCCTGCGCGTCGAGTTGCACCTTGGTCTGATCAAGCTGTGCATCCGCCTGCTCAGACTGAGCTTTAAGTTCTAGCTCCTGTTGCTTGAGTGCAATCAGTGGATCAGGCCCTTGCTCTTGTCCGCCTGTTGCTATCTGCTCAGACAGTTGCTTGAGTTGTTGCATACCTTCCGCAACGTATTGTGCCGTCATCGCCTCCATCTCCAGCATCTCTTCCGGAGTAGCTGGCGCGCCTTGATTGCCCATAACTTTCTGCATGTAAGCTACCGAAGCCTGCTCTTTAGCCGCAATCTGAATATGCTCCATCACATGTTTCTGCAATGTTATCGCAACTGGCGGCAATTGACCAACCATAGGTGTGTTACCAAATACCAAGTGAGCCATAATGTGAGCCTGATGGTCCTGACCTTCAAAAGCCTGTAACTCCAACATATCAAGAGCGTTGATGTTCTCTTGTGCAGGGTCCACGGGCCGTGGGTCGGGAGTAGCCTTCATAATCCGATCTAAGTCAGTCACGCCCATCGCTTCATACATGTCACGGTAAACTTCGTGCAAGTTATGTAGCTCTGGTGCCGCAGTAGCAAGCTGTAGCTTACTCTGAGCAAGAGCAATGCGTTGCGCCTGACTAAAGATGTTCGGGTTACTTACAGGTATAACATCGACCCGCGAATCAAAGTCCGTAGCCATAACGGTGCCGTCAGCACCTGCAACCTCAAACGGATACTCCGCTGGAAGACTCTCACCCATAACTCGGGCCAGAATCTTAAACTCAACACGCATGGCATAATGCAGACGCTTATGCACCGCACTCATTACACGCGAGCCCTGCTCAAGCATCGCTATTGTAGTTCCAACTGCCGCCTGCTGATTACCGTCGCCCACCTTCATATCGGTGATAGTGGCGAACCGCTGACCGGCCTGAACAACAAAACCTAACAATTGATACAGCGTCTGATCCGGTCCCTTAAACGGTAACGGCATCAAGCTGTCTCGGATCGCACCACCGGGTGCATCAACATCCCTAAACTCACCGGGCTGTAGAGGCTCATCGTCGTCCCTGATCCGTAGGCCGCGGGCCTTGAATCCTGCTGGGAGGTTAGACAGAGTACCGGCATCTATAAGCTGACGTAGTGCAGAAGTAGCTGTGCGAGACAAACCACCGATAGTGTGAATCAAACCAAGGCCGTAGAAACCAAAACCGGGCAAAAACTTGTAGTGAACAAAATATTGTATTTTCTTCTTTAACTCGTCATCTTCGCGGTAGTTTCTGCGTATAGATAGTATCTGTCCGTTATCTTGGGAAATAGTAACCAGATAAGGAACCTTAATGCCGGTAGGATCACCGTCATCGTCTAATTCTTCGTACCCCTCAATCTCTAAGTCAGCATGTACCTCTAAAAGAGTGCAGTCGTAATCAATGGTAGAAGGCTCTACACCATCAACATAGTTGATTTCTTTTCGTACAGAATCCAACTCACCCTGTGAAGGCAAGACATCCATATCCAAATACTGGCCTGAAAACTGTTTTTTACGCAAATCATTCAATGACATGCGTACAACTTGAGTAATGTTAGGGCAGGTATCTAAATCAGATGTCTCGTAAGGAACCACAAGATTCTCAGCGGGGATAAACTTACTTACCGCACGGCCCATAGTCTCGTCGTAATAAACCTTCTTAAAGGTACTTCCGGCCAAAGGCAGATAAAACAACATCTGATCCATATCCGGCGTGTAATCTTCCATTACATTTGTAATGTAGTAATTCATAAAGGTCTGAACACGCTCGGCCTGATCTTTCTTAGCACGTGTGTCCTTACCCAAGGAAACTGTTTTGACGGGACCCGTGGGAGGTAAAAGCTCGTTAAACGCTTGAGCTTGGAATTGTGTAGCGGCCTCGGCCAATAGGGGGTGAGTCACGCCTGACGAACCACGGAAGGGTTGCTCACGCTCCTCGTAGTTGAATCCAAGCAACTCTAAGCCATTGGCGTATGTCTCTTCCCAGTCCTGACGGCTGGCTTTGTTAGAGTCAAACTGATCTAGAAGATCGCTGGCAATAGCGGCAAGCTCGCGGTCCGGCATCTCTTCCGCTAAGTTAGCGTAGAAGTCATCACTTGCGCCGCGCTCGTCCTGCGGATCAAAATCTATTGTGACACCGCCGTCGTCTTCCTGAATGATCTCTATCTCGGGGGACCCTTCAATGTCGGAGTTTCGGACTAGGGGCTCACCCAAATCCATAATCTCTAATTGAACTTCCGCATCTAGGTCATCTGGATCAATCTGAGATGGAACATTGTTGTCCATCAAAGAGCCTACACCTTTTATCTCATTAGCCATCTATTATTCCTCCGAAGAACGGCCCATTATAGCGTCTAATTGCTCTAATATCTCCGGCTCAATGTCGGAGGCATCTGTCTCTGATTTTACAGGAAGTCCCGCCTGACGCATAATTTTAGCGGTAGCCGCGTTTTTTCTGCTGTTTTCAGGGGCCGTGGGCCGTGATTTGTTCATAATTGTGCCTATCCCATCCTCAGATGTTCCACGTGGAACATTCTTTTGTTCTATGTTTAAGCTCTTTAGACCTTGATCCATAAGTCTTTGTCGTCGATCTCCCGTATAACCCGGCTTTTCCGAGGCTTTAAGGTCAAGGTATCGCTCCATTATCTCTTCTTCAGTGATTTGTGGAACACCGCGCTGGTCTTCCACAAGTTCCGGGTTAGCCTCTGCATAATCCCTGTTAATCAATGTCATCGGCTCGGCGGTACGAATACGCTCATACTTTGAAATCTCGTCCGGGTTAGCCGTGGAATCCATAAAGTAACCGGTGTCGTAGCCATAATCAGGCTCTTCAACAAGTTTACCCAATCCCAAAAAATTTTTAAGAGAAGGCTCTGTGAGTAGCTCCTCTCGACGCTTACCAAAAATGCTGTTGGTAACACGCATTTCATAAAGGTCGTCTAAAAGCTCTTGCTTAGTAGGAGTGTCTTCTAAACCGAAAAAGTCTGCTATACCACCCATAATGGTATCTTGCGTATCTTCTATGCGAGGTCCGCGCTTGCCTTGAGCAAACTCTTCAAAAACCATTTGAGAAGGGACCGACTTGTTAGCGGGCAGACCCCCACGTTTGTAGGGACGCTCGGTGATATCCAGTAATATGTTTTTTTCTAATCCGGAAGGTAGCTCGGTGTCTTCGCCCCTTTGCAATTTTGCATACGTCGCAAGGTTGGGCAAAGTAAAACGGTCTGTCTCAGGGTCCTTTAACAAGTCCATACGATATTTTGAAGCATAGTCCATCACCGCTTGTTTATACTCTAAAGGCGTTTGAGCGTTTATAACGGACATTGTGTAGATGGGTTTTTCTTGGTTAATCCCAGAGCGGTGATAAAACTCGTGAGCCAGTGTTTGAGCGTCCATCCCGCCGGGACCTACCGTAAATATTTGATCCCCCTCCGTAAACATCTTCGGATCGGTGTAAATATCTGGCGTAGGGCTATTACCAAAAGCGTCCTCGTATTCTGACATACGGTTGTAGATAGAATTCATCTGATACTCGGCAGGGAAAAAGTCAGAACGACGGTGGCCGCCGCCCCTTACTTCGCTAAACACTCTGTCTCCAACTACTTCAGGAAAATACATCCCATGGATAGTGGACATTTTGTCGCCAGTACCCAGACTATTCACCCTCTGCATATCGACCGGAAGGGCATAACCCGACCTCTTCGCTACCTCAACCGCGGCCTCCGAATCACCCAAAGACATGGCCTGATAAACATCAAGCGGGTTCATGCCACTTACAGAAGCCGTCTCTAATGCATCAAAATAATTACTGCCCTCAATCTGGTCCGGGTAGTTTTCAGACATGTACGCGTCAAAAGCCATACGTTCAGGGTTATCTGAATTATATAAGGGACTCGCAAAAACCGTCACAGTATCTACGTTCTGGGAATAGGAGGGTTCAGCCATTAGCTCGACTCGCAATTATTGTCAATAATATACCTGCATCCTACCAGAGTTCTCGCTATCTTCCCAATCATCTGATGGCAACTGAACAAAATTGCCCTGACGATAACGCATTAAAGCCTGTGTCATGCTATCAACCAAATCGTCATGCTCACCATTTGGAAATGCCGCAACCTCCTCAACTAACTCATCCGCCCAAGTAGTGTCGGGGACCCAAACCATCCCAGCTTCAAATAATGGCGATACCGAGTGAACCCTCGTCACCTTATCATTACCCCTAGATGGCGTGAAGTTAACAACCGGAATCCCCATATTTCTCATCTCCTGAGTCAGAGGGGTCCCGCTCGCTTTTGCCTCCACTATGACGGTGTCGGGGTCCCAAAACTTATACTCGTCAAACGCAACCTGCTTTAACTCCGGAAAATCCCAGCGACCTTTCTTACTATCCAACAAAATTAAATTAGGACCAGAACCCCCCTCATTCGGATAAAACACACCCCACGTAGTAATCGCACTGTAATCCGCCGTCTGCTTCTTACTAAACGCCGTATCGTAACTCTGGATCACATACTCCAAATTAGGGACAGCCTTCTTCTCCCACGTGCGCCACCACTCGCGCTTGATAATCGCGTTCTCTTCACCCGTAGGATTCTGCTGATACTGCGCGTTCCATTTGCTCGGGGGAATAGATGCGCGGACCGCGGTCAAATCCTCAATGCTCCAAAACTCCGGCCAACACGCCGTGCCATCATCAAAAATAGCAGGCAACTCCACAACTTCCCACTGATCCGCCAACGGGTCCTTCGCCATCGCACGTAACAACTGACCCGTCATGTCCTTCTCAGACCACCGAGTCTGTACCAATACAATAGCACCGCCCGGCTGTAGTCGCTGTCGAGGACCACCCGTATACCAATCCCACGCATCATCAAAACCAGCATTCGACATCGCCGTCTGCTCCGAGTGCGGATCATCAATAATAATTAAATCACCACCACGACCCGCGAGATTCGACCCAACGCCCACGGCATAATACATACCACCCACAGAGGTGTCCCAACGGCCCGAGGCCTTACTGTCAGATGCCAAATGAACCTTGTCAAAAACCTCCTTGTACTCGTCCGAATCCAAAAGGTTCTTTGTCTTACGACCAAAGTTAACCGCTAACTCAGTCGTGTGTGTCGCTTGAATGATCTTCATCCGCGGATTACGGCCCATCATCCACGCAGGAAATAAGAACGACGCAAACTCACTCTTCGTGTGCCGCGGTGCCATGTTGATAATCAAACGCTTTAGTTCGCCGCTCGCGACCCGCTCAAGCTTGTCCGCAATAACTTTGTGATGACGACCAGCAATGAACTCGGGCCACATATTTTTAACAAAAGGCAAAAAGTTATTTTTACACGCCTCGTTCTTTTCCAATTGTGCTAAGCGCAATTCTAATTTTAATTTTTTATCTTCTGACACAGGATTCATTGACACTTCTCCGGGGGACCCTAGCGAAAAATATGGGACTTTAGACGCTAATATAAGACAGTTAATCGCGATTTGAAAGCCATACCTCACATTTCTGTAATATTTGCGCGAAACATGGACCTTGCTAC